CTTAGCGAATAATCTTGTTTTAAATGTTAATCCCATTTTGTTAATATTGTTTTATTTTTTTTTAAGATTTGAATACATCGGAAACTAATTTACCTCCTTTGTATCCTTTGTACCCAGCGTAACCTCCTCCAAGAACAGCACCTGCTAAGGTTCCATATTTGTTGAAATTACTCCTTCTCTTTTTGTAAGCTCTCATGGCAGTAGCTTCACTAGCATCTGGGTTTTGCTCCATATATCTTCTAATGAATTCTTCTTCATTTGGTGTAGCTATTTTACCAGCTATTCTTCCTCCAAGATAACCGACTCCTGTACCTACGCCGGCTCCAACTAATCCAGCTCCAATACCTGTTGCTACTCCTATTTTAGAGAATACTTTCGTTCTAAATACTAATCCCATAAGCCTTATTTATTATTTTCCAGCTCTCTTAGAGTATTGGTTTCCTTTGTAGTATCCAAGACCACCACCAGCTGCTAATCCAATAGCTCCACCGATAGCTAATCTTTTCTTCTTAACTTTGTCGTACTCTCTTTGTACTTGATCTTCTGACCAGTCTGGGTGAGCCTCTCTCAATCTTCCTTTAAGACCTCTAAGAGTAAGTCCTGCAACTCCTGCACCAGCTCCAGTTCCTAACAAAGCTCCAGCTCCTGTAAGACCCCATTTACCAGTCTTATTGTAAACAGCGTGTGCTCCTTTAGATGGCAATTTTCCTACCCATCTACCTGCATCTTTAGTTTTTCCCCAAAGACCTTTCTTTTCACCTGATTTGCTAGACTCGCTTTTTTTATTCTCTTTTTTCTTAGCGAATAATCTTGTTTTAAATATCATTGACATATCTTATATCTGTTTTAAATTGTTTTATTTCTTCTTTTTAAATGCATCGTAAGCTCTACCACCTACAAACCCTAAGGCTGCACCGATAGCGGCTCCTCTTTGCTCATTTCTATCTTGATTTCTTTCCCACATTAACTCAGCCTCTCTCCTTGTAAGTTTAGGATTTAAAGCCATTCTAGATTCTATAAAGTTCTCCTTAGATTTAAACGGTATTCTTCCTATTACTCCACCTAAAGCAGCTCCCCCTAAGGTTCTTGATTTAGATCCAATAGCGGCACCATAAGCCATACCTCTGCTCTTGAACTTTTTCTTTAATCTCTTTTGTTCAGCTCTAACTTCTTCCTCGCTCCAAGTAGGGTGTTCTGATCTAATACTTTCAAGACTCTGTGACATTTTTCCACCAAGCCATCTTCCTCCAATAGCTCCAGCTCCAGCTCCTAAATATGAAGCAAACATTTTAGAGAACCATCCTTTCTTTTTAGGCTCTTGTACTGGTTGTGGATTTTTATTAGCTTCTTGTTCTGCCTTATATTGTTTATATTTATTAGAACCATGTTTAGCCACCAAAGCTCCAGCTCCCGCGATTAAGGCTGCTGCTGCTTCCCTATTTTCCTTCTCTTTCTCATACAGTAAGGACGCTCTTCTTCGAGTCATTGTAGGGTCTAAGGCTTTCAATCTTTCATAGAATTTATCTTCGCTTCCCATAGTAAATCTACCTACAACACCACCAACTGCAGCTGAAGTAAGTATATCATTACCCGTACCTAGAGCAAATCCATAAGCTGAGGAGTATCTTTTAGCTTTCTCTAGAAGTCTCTTATGCTCCATTCTTACTTGCTCTTCTGTCCATTTTGGGTTTTCTGCTCGGATTTGTTCTATAGACTTAGCTAAAAATCCTCCAGCCATTCGTCCAGCCATTCCTCCAAGTCCCGCGGTTAATGTGGTTGATAGAATTGAGTGTTTTCTTGTTTCTATCATGTTTGTTTTATCTTAATAATAACCTCTTCCAACCTTTCTTATCATCTTCAAGCAACTCCTTCTTACTTCTCTTATCTAACATATCTCTGGTTTATTTTATAGTTAGTCTTACCTGCTATCTGGTCATTCAAAATATCTTGTTTATCCTTATAAGGTGCATATTTTTTATTAACCTGATAGTGTAAGAAATCCTTCATTGACTCAGATGCATTTCTAATTGAATCTTCTGAAGCCCTAACCCCTCTATTTGATCTAAGAAAGTCTTTTACAACCTCTTCTGTGTCTTGCTCCTTCAAATCTTTTAGAGTCTTATGCTTGTTTAAATAGAAATCTAGAGCGTATAATCCTAACTGAGTAATGATAGGCGTAGCTACTCCAACTGCAATCGAAGCAGCCATCCATTTACCTAGCGAAGGAGAATCAGCAAATAGTCTAGTTTTCAGTTTAAGCTTAGATTGAGTTCTAGTCTCACTATTACTAAACGCCGCCTTTACCATAGCTGGATAGTTTCCGTTATATCTTTCAATTAGTCCGTTAGCTACTCTCTCTGTTACTTCTGGATTATATTTATCTCCATGTATCTCTTTCATCTTAGAGTGTAGCATAACTTTGAACTCCTTATCAGACTCTATCTTATTATCGTTTTTATTCATCATATCTATCTCCACTTTGAATTCTCGTACTGTCTCTTGTAACTATCATATATCGTCTCGGCTTTAGCTTCATCCATAGGACCTCTCACCTGAACTCTTTCTCCTTTATTCTCTAGCATTCTCCTTTGGTTCATTACCTCATTTGGAGATGCCCCTCTGAGTCTTCTAGGTGTTTTCCAGTTTCCATCTATATCTTTTCTAATCAGCACGTAAACTTTAGATTCATTAAGTAACTCCTGTGTTGATGGTAGTTTATTTCCTAAAGCTTCTTTTCCTGTAGTTGAAACCGTTTGTCCTGCTTGATAATTACCAATAAGTCCGAAAAGTCGCGTTGTTATGTTATTTAATTTTCGTCTCCTATTTATCATCATCGTCATCCTTCATCATGTTGTAAGCCGCGTACGCTCCGAGTCCAGCTAATGCCATTCTCTTTTTACCCCATCTAAGGTTTCCGTTCTTATCAAACTTCTTAAGACCTCCTTTTCTAGCCCAAAGATCACCTAATTTATTGTTTTTGTATTTAGTGTTGTGAAGATCTATTCGAGCATTTCTAAGTTCTTTTCGGGCTTGCTTATATTCATGACCCATAACTCCCGCTCCAGCAGTTCTTTGTAAGTCTGTTTTCGCCGCTAAATCCCTAACGTTTTTCTCTTTTTTGCTTAGAATTCTTCCATCCGCCACTTTTCCCATTGCCTCTTTTCTAGCTTGGTTATTTCTTCTAGCGTTTATTCCCGCAGATCTATCTGGCTTAGTTTGGATATTAGTTGAATTTTCAGCAGCGAGTCTTCTATTTTGCTGTCTAGTTTTATTTAACTTTCTTCTTCTAAACTCTAACCCCTTTTGAACCTTATGATTGATGAACTCCTTTTTAGTAGGGGCAGTACCTTTCATTGCAGCATTTAAATCAGGTCTCCAATGTTTATCTCCCAGTGAATTAGGGGATTTTATTTTAGTAGGTGGAGTAAATTTAGGTTTATTTGGGGAGATGCCTGGATGAAAGTTTTTTACAGCTTTTGGCTTAATCTTAAATCCTTTCATTGCCCTGCCTGCTCTCGCTGCCGCACTTGTAATCGCAAACATCCTACTAGTTATATTACTTTGGTGTCTAGTCTGAGCTTCTCTTTCACGTCTCTCCTTCTCTCTTTTCTTTTTCTCTTGACGTTTCTTCCATAAGTAGTAAGCACCTCCAGCTAAAGCGGCTGTTCCTGCTACTGCTGCACCTGCTTGCCATGGATTATGTTTAGCCCAAGTAGTACCTTTACCTACCCAAGATTTTTTAGTTGCCATCTCATTTTTATAGGCATTCTTTTTTCTAGCGTAGTTTAGTGAGTCAGCTATTTCTGATTCTCTATGTTTTAAAGCCGCTTCTTGAGCCGAGTTCTTAGCATTTTTAGATAGACGATAAGCTTGGTCTCTCTTTTTCTCCATCAAATGCTCATCTCCGCCGTACTTCTTATAGTCAGCTTTTCTTCTCTTTCTTTTATCCCACCATCCTTTAATTCCTCCAGCTTGCTCTCTTACTCCTTGGATAGTTCCCATAGCAGAAAGACCTTGGTTAGCTAGGGCAAGTCCACCAGCTCCAAGTCCCATAGCAGTTCCGGCACCTATACCTCCTCCACGGTGATCTTCTTCATCTTCATCCTCATCATCGTAGTGACTAGGTCTTCTCTTTCTGTTTTGAGCGAATAGACGAGATGTTATATTTTCTTTATTGTATCTAAATTTATTTCTTTTCATGTTACTTGATCATTTAATAAGGCTGTCCATACCCTCCGTCTCCCATCATACCATTATTCATACCACTCATTGGGTCATCTGGATCAGGAAGCGGGTTGCCGAATGCGTCCATCACTGGTTTCTTATCTGGATTAATCATCTTAGCCATAGCAGGGTCATTAAACTTCTTAACACCTTCTTTAATATACTCCTTAAGAGCTTTAATTTCAACTAACTGGTTCTGCTCTAATCCTGAAACTATATTTGCTAAGTCTGCTATTCTATTCACCGATTCAGCTAAGGTATCCATTCTAGCGACTTTCTTAGTGTACTCTAGTGAATCTGTATCCATTAAGTTAGATGTGATTTTCCCTTCAATATCCAGCTTTTTACTTAACTTTAATCTATCATACAAATTTTCAGCTAGTAGAACGACACTCTTATTTATCATATCTACATAATAGCTTACTTTACTTTCAAACCTCTGTGACATCTTAATTGACTCCCATCTAGACGCCCTACCTTCAAATAAATCCGGTGGTAATCCAATAGCGTTAATTAAGTCCTCTTTGATAGTTTGTTGGTCCATTCTTATTCTATCTATCTTCTCGGAAATCTTATCTAAATTAAGGTCAGTCATTCCGGCAAGCTTACTATCATAATCTGGGAGAACTCGTATATTATCAATTAGAGACATGGCTAGTTCCTTTACTGATAACCCTTTAGCCTCCATAAATGACATATCTAAGTTCTTGTTTATGAGAGATTCTACCTTTTGAGTTAAGTCTACACCCTCCTCTAAAGCAGTTGTCTTCTCTAGTCCCACAAGTAAGATAATAGGTTGAATAAGGTCTTTGATAGATAGAATGGATAATAGGTAGTCTTTTAATATATACTCCTTAATCTTTCCTGTAATGTATCCAAATAAAGGTGTCCCAGCTAGATATCGTTTATCGTAGGAGGTTATTCTCTTTTTCTCCTTCTCCTTAGCTATATTGAGGCGAGTTTTTGATTCTTCCCCTTCTATCTCTGCATTTAACTGTTTAAGTCTATCTGAAGAAATATTCTCGTCAAAGTCTAACTTGTAATCGTAAGTGGAAATTGAAAAGATCTCATTTTTATTAAACTCGTGCATTTCTCCAGCCATATCGTAGGTGAAGTATGAATCAAGTTTACTATCCTTCCATGTTGATATTACCTTTGTTGGATTCTTTAAATACCTTAACTTACAAGACTTATTATCATCTGTAAGCTCCATTGCATAACTATAACTTCCATAATAAATCAACTCTGAGATGTCCGATGTAATATGTTTTATAAGCTGCATCTCGTTAAGAATTCTATTGATGTCGGCTTCTGCTTCTGGGTCATCTGGTAGTGAAATAATATTTGGGTTATCCGTTATAATAAGCTCCATCAATGCGTCCTTAATTACATCAATAGAGGTTTTGGTTATGTGAAACTCCAGGTAAGACGTAAGTTCATCTATCCTTTCTAAATATCGTGTGAGTGACGTCCCAACTATCGAGTATATCTTGTTAGCGTCTACCCCACCCCCTACAGTAGAGTTTAAGCTCCCTGGAGAGATGATATTTGACTGTACTGGAGCATAAGGAGATCCCTGTCTAGCGCCCCAAGAAGTCATATTCGGAGTAGAACCAAAAACTAGGTTTGCGAAAGTTCTGATTGCACTCATAATTATAAATTCATTTTCTGTTAGAGTAGGGACAAGGTTTACCCCTATCCTTACCCTTTCTATTTCTACTAAACTTAATCTTACTGTCCGTAGATAGCTTCTTGCCAAGTTCCAGATCCACCTTGTAACTGAGCCTTTTGAGCTGTAGTTGCGATAGTGTTGAATCCAGCTGGAACTGTAACTGAGAATTTCTGTACTAAGTCGCTAGTCAAGAATTTAACACCCTCATAAGAGAAGATTCCTGAAGCAGACTGAGTAGGGTTGTTAAAGTTACCCACTTCTGGCAAATCGTTTACTGGTAAGAAGATACCTCTAGCGATTGGAGCCATAAGTCCATCAGCAGTTTTGTGAATAGCGTATCCTTCGAATGGCTTAACGTGAAGAGACTGAATAACTGGAATACCGTTGTAGTAACCAATCAAGTCTTCAACATAAGCAGATTCTTTATTCTCAACGAAAGCACCTGTAATCTTAGCTTGTTTGAAGATCTCAGCAACTCTAATACCTACAACGTAAGCAGAAGATCTAACTGATTTAAATGATCTTGTAGCTAATTCAGTATCAACCTGAGTAAGCCCGTGTTGGAACAAGTAGATAAACTGATCCATACCATTAAGCTTAACAGAGTGACCTGACAAGTCTACGCTGATAGTGTTTCCTTTGTAGTTGTTAAGAGCAGATACCGCTGTTTGGTTGATAAGTCTTAAGTAAGTTTCCATTACTCTTCTCTTAAGAACATCTTTCAAGTCGATACCCATAGATCTTTGAGCTACGATGTTAGATACCAAGTTGTTCTCAGCCACGATTGATTGAGGGAACGCAGTAAGTTCATAGTAACCTAATTGATCTTTTACTCTGTTGATTTGTTTTCTTGGAGTGTCGTATGCTACTTCAATTGAGTATTTGTGGTTAGTAGTCATAGCAGCACCCAACTTAACTTTGATAGCTCCGTTTCTATAGTTAACAGAACCTTCTTTTACTCTTCCTGCAGGCGCTAACAATTCACCTTGACCATTATCAGTAATTACGAAAGTATCTTTTACAACTTTAGTAGCTGGATCGTACTCTGTAATGTTGATAGCCAAGCTTCCTGGTACAAACGCACCTTTAGCATCCATGTAAGAGATCTCGTCAGTAGCAGCACCATCGAAAGTAGCTACATGTTGAGCAGAGTTAACGTTAGATTTCCAGTGACCAGAAACTGTATCGTACTCCATATCTCTACCAATATTTCTAGCTACAACTTCAGGATTACCTTGTCTAGTTTGACCAGCCAAAGAACCTGTAACGCTAATATCAGCAGGGATTGGTTTTTCGTCATCTCCAACAGTAACTAGATCTAGGAATGCCAACATTTGTCTAGGCTGTTCCATACCTCTTTCTACTGCAATGAACCCAACGATAGATTTAACCATAGCTGCAACAGTTACATCAACAAACTCTAGTCCAGAAAGTCCTCCAAGTTGGTTTAAACCTGTTGTTCCAGAGAATGTTCTTGTGTGTGCATCTAAGTTAGAGAAAGCTTTTTGGTAAGCCTCCAATCTTTGTGTAAGGTCGTTAGAGCCCATAGAAGAGCTAGCTAACTTTCTCATAATATCGCTGTTACTCTTCACCTCAGAAAAGTAGCTAGCAGATGTATTTGTATTTGTATTAATTCCGAATCTCATGTCTGTATTCTAATCTTATTTTATCGTTATCTTAAATTAAATCGTTTACCCCAGAAAAGTCAGATTTAGGCTTAATAGTGAACCCTTCTTCATCCAACAACTCGTTTACGTTAGCTGCGATTTCCTCTCCTTTATCTTCAGTCTCTTGGTGGAAATCTAACAAAGCTTGAGCACCCATCTCTGGATCCAAGTCAGCTAAATCTTCTCCTGTAAACTCAAGACCTGCATCTGAAAACGCTCTGATGTAAGATTGAACTTTAACAGCTTCTACTTCTTCATCAGCAACTTCTGCATTGGGAACACCAGCTTCATCTAGAGCGGCCTTAGCACCTTCAACAGCAGCTTCCTCATCATTAGCACCTTCTTCTTTAGCCTCAGAGAACGCTCTTACGAATGCTCCTAGGTATGGGTTAGCGTTAAATAATGATTGTACTTTTGTTTCAGCTTCTTCATCTTCACTTGTTTCATCAGCAATGTCAGTAGCTAGAGAAGCCTCTTCAGTAGCCTCAGCAGCAGCCTCTTGGTCAGAAGCACCTTCAGCTTTAGCATCAGAGAAAGTTCTAGTCCATACATTCCAGTAAGTATTAGCAAGTCTAGATTGAACTACTACAGCTTCAACTTCATCATCTCCATCAACATCAATATCTCCTTCAAGAACATCATCTAAGTCTTCAGAGAACATTCTATACCCTTCGTTGATTCCTGCTAGGTAAGCTTGTTGTTTGATTTCTTCTTGCTCTTCTTCGATATCTCCTTCAATATCTTCTAGTTCTTCAGCAAACATTCTTCTACCTGCTTCAATTCCAGCTAAGTATAGAGATTGAGCTTTTGTTTCTTCAGCTTCAGCCTCTTCAACTTGAGCAGCAGTATCAGCAAGTGCATCTTCAGCAGCAGCATCGATATCTACTTCTTCTTCCTCTCCTGAATTAGCTTTTTCTTCGATTTCAGAGAATAGTCTCATTGCGAAGTTATCTCTATATAAAGCAGCAAACTCTCTTGATCCTGTTTCTACTTCTACTTGGTCTGCAGCCTCATCAATGATATCCTCTAACTGATCTGCAGAGATATTTTCAGCTGGGATGATAACTGTACCGTCATTCAACTCACTGAAGTATCTTTTCATGTATTTACTCATTATAATGGTTTGTTTTAATATTTTACTTAATTTGTTATTTAATTTTCACTGTCTTCCACAAATCTCTTAAATAGTGAAAGTTTATCCTCTGGAATAGCGTCAAAGAATGATACCTTAAGAAGTCCATTATCATAATCCATTGAATAGGCTCCTACATCTAAATTCTCAATAAACTCCTCTACTACATCTAAATCATCGCTATCGAGGTCGTTAATGTAAAACTCTGTAGTCTCATCTATTCCTACTACTTTTGCTGGCTTCTTCTTTTCATCAATCACGACTATATTATTCTCCTCTGGTAAATCCTCATCTATCAAAGACTGTAGAATAACTCTATCTTGAAACTGTTCACTTACTACTGGTTGTCCACCTCCTCTCTGTAACTTATCTATCCCTAATTTCTCAAGTATCGCATTAACTAGTAAAGTGTAGTATTGTTGGATCTGAGAATGGAGGTTTCGTGGTAGAACTCCGTTAGCTCCGTGATTAGCTTTATTGATTAATTTTGAAAGTTGCATACCTATTCTAGTGATCTCTCCTGAACCCGCTCTCGAAAGTCCTAGGATAGTATTTAAATTCCCCCCTGAATGTGACATCTGACTCTTAGCGAGCATTATCATCCTTGTTAACTCTGAAGAAACATAAGTGACAACTGTATTAATTTCATTCTGTGCTGTATCTGGTTTTAAGCTTCGAACATACTTTCTAACAGACATCATGAGGAACCTAAATTGATTCTTGATATCCATGCTCATATATCCGATAATAGCTTTCATATTAAGGTTTACACTAGCAAATTCCCTTGTCTCAGCTTCGTTGTCTTCAAAGTCTTCACTCTTAAGAATTTTTCTCATTTCAGTCTCAGAGTCTACATTAGAGGAAAATCTCCTGTCTTCAACCTTTGCTTCTCCGCTATCTAAAAGCTCGGTTATCTCTTCGTCTGTGTATTTTTTAAACTCCTTAGTATCCATATTCCTCTAATTTTGACATCAACCTATTGTAACTATCTTTGACGTCATCTGGTGAATCGGCAATCTCGTCATGTAATATCACCATACATTCTTTCTTTGGGTGGAAGTCTAACCCTAGTGAGTCTGATAGCATTCTTACTGTCTCCTCTTTATTGTTATCATCTATCCTAAAAGTGTATTGTACGGAATTATCATCATTAGAGAATACCTTTGTGAAGCTTCTAGAGTGTAGTTTAAATCCACTATCTCTCTTAGCTTTAATTGTTACTTCTATCATATCTCTAAAATATATTCTGCATTATACTTATTTGTGCTGCTCTAGCTTTATCATCCATAACTGACTCTTTTGTATATAGCCCTTGAAGCATGTCTATCTGTCTGCCCATGGATGATTTAAGGGAGAGTGATGCTGCGTGTTCCAAATCCTCTGACATATTAAGCAAACAGGAAGCAACAGCATCAGCAAGGTCTTTACTAAATTTACCTCCTCCTGCAACAGTTGAACCTCCGGAATTAGCGTTAGAAATGTGGTCTATCTTCCCGTCTATGTATTGTAAGTAAGTTAGCTCATTCTTAAGCCATTTCGAACTAGGTATCTTAACTCTGCTTGTATATATCATGTTCTTTAAGTTGTTATACCCTACATCTGTTCTATCTAGTGAAATGTATTTTGTCGGTATTTTTAAGTGTTCTAACTCCTGCATTAATAGCTTACTTTGAAACTGGTCACAACTTACTCCTCCAATCTCATAGTTTTTATTAAGCTCCATTATCAGGTCTTTTATTTTAGCGAGTGAAGTTTCCTGTCCTGGTTTTCTTCCTATCCCGCATACTGTATTGATTATAAATGTAGGCTCTTTCATCTTAGGGTTATTAGGGAAAGGATAAATATACTCGTCAAAATATCCAATCGCTATACCCGCTAAGTCATTTGAAGTTGCTAAGTCGAGTCCTACATATACTACTTTGTTTTTTGGTACTCTAGATAATGAGGTGTCAAGTTGTGAATATATCCTGTCCTCATTATCATAAAAATCCACCTCTATTACATCTTTATTTAAATGCGGGAGGTTGAATACTTGAGATAACTTAGATTTGTCCTTAAAGAAATATCCTCCTCCAAGCTCATGTGTAACTCCTGCGTGGTCTCTTAAAGCTTTTGCGGTGTTATTCATGAAAGGTACTCTAAGCTCTTCAGGTACTCTTATGACTTTATCTTTATCGAATTTAGGGTCAAGGTTTTCTGGTTTAAAGCTATCTGGAAACACAAAAGGGTCATTCATCTGGTCTCCGCAGTAAACATAAAACTCTCCCTCAACAAAATAACGTCCTGGTAAATGCTCCTTAGCTTTCCACTCGCTCATCTCTACGTTATATATCTCTGGGTTAGTGGATAGAAAGTCATTAACTACCGATACTCCTGATTCTGATGGCGATGAGTCGAGTACAATTAAAGTGAAATATTTTCTAACATGACCAAAACGCCCAGTAACCCTTCCTATTAGTGATTCAATGGCACCTTTAGCTCTAGCGTAGTTATCCCAGAAGTTTACCTCCGAAAGTACCGCACAAATAAGGTCACCCCCTAGAATTGATTTAATATTCCTCTCCCCACCAATCTTGTAGTCTAGTATATTGTGCGATACCATTCCAGATTTCCAGTAAGGTGATTGTTCTTTGATAGTTGCTAGTGGTTCTTTAAAGTCGGATATTGTTTTCTCCATCTTTGTGTGAACCAGCCCCATAACCATCTCCTTACCAGTCATCCCTCTTATAAAATCTTGGTTATCTAGGTGGTTTATTCTACACTCTACATACGACATCATAATAGTTGAAACCGTAGACTTCCCGCAACCTAAGGCACATGAAAGTGTAACTATAGGGTGTCCAATGTGTAATCTTGTTGGGAATATGTCTTCAAGTACTGGCATCCACGCTGGGTATAAAGCCTTACCTGACATCCCTGTTTCTTTAAGCCCCAAGTAGTCATTATCCATTAAATAAGTGCTAATCTTAGGTGGTAGTTTTCTGTAACCGAGTATCTTAGCTAATGCTTTCATCTCATCTGTTACATCATCGTTAGAGAAAGGGTCGTTTAGCCATCCTCCATATTTAGCCCTTAGTTCTTCATCTGTTAAATGCTCGTCTTCAGGCTTCTTACTTCTTGCTGGGTGGTTTGATATTCCCATAAGCTCTATTCATTTACATATTGGACAACGAGGGGCGAACCCCTGCTGTCACTTTATTGTTTAACTTTAGAATTCTATAACATCGTTTGTAAGTCTAATAACCAGTGTATCTGTTAATAACGTCGATACGTATGGTTCTAAACCTGGATCTAGTTCCTCTATTGTTTCTAAAATTTCCTCTTGATAATCTGCTACAGACTCTCCTCTTACCTCTATCGCATTAATATCAAACAAGCTCGTGAAAGTGAAGTCTGCATCCTTATAGATTTTTCTGAGTTCTTTAATTAAGCTGTTATGGTTAGGTTTTATATTTGAGGATTGGTTATTATAATTTACAACTGGAACAAATGTCTCTGGCCCTAGTATGATTTGTGCCCCGTCTGGATACTCGAAAAGTTCTCTGCCATCTCCTATGCTGTCGACCCTTTTCAAATATAATGATTGTGGTCTTGTCTCTTCTCCTTCTGACGGCTGTTCCTCTCCCTCTCCCTGTGGCGGCATTGGTTCTCCTCCTTCTTCTTGATATTCTTCTTCTGGCGGATAACCCTCTTCTCCTGGTGGCGGACCTTGTTGCTGTTGTTCCTCCATTGCCTTAGCTTCTTCCTCTTTTTTCTCCCTTTCTATATTGTCAGCTTTAATATCTTCTAAGTCCATACCCTTGTCAAGCTGTCTGATGAGTCTTTGTCTATCCTCGTAACGTGCATTTAATCCTTCTGGCTCACGTGTTGGAGAATAACCTAAGAATACATCTAAAGCTTCTCTAGGGTCAGTTACCTTAGCTAATTTACTATCCCAGAGTTCTAGAGTCATTTGGTGTGGTATTCCCTCTTTATAAAGTTTAGGAAGACCGTTATACTCTATTACTGAAAGATTCCCATCAAAGTACCAATTAAAATACTTAAGTCCCTCAGCTTCGACTCTACCCTCTAGTGTTTTGATCGTGATATTACCTCCGTCTGATTTCTTAGTATTGTCAATCAGCTCTGCGAAGTACTTACTACCTCTGAATAAAATCTTTCGTCTCATTGTACTTCTGGGTTTAATTTTCTGTTTTCAAATTTTTAACCAGTTCTATTAGCTCTTCTCTAGTTAAGTTTTCAATTCTATCATCTAACTTCTTTGACTCTAAATAGTGAGCGTAAGAAAGTATAGCGTGGTTATCTTCACCTAGAACTTTACTTAATATTTTAGAGAACCAATTACCAGTCTTATTCAATTCTCCCTCTACCTCTAAAGCACCTGTTGAAGATGAGATAGTGATGTCGGGTTTTGAAAATAGGGTGTCTTCCTTAGAGGTTATAAAGTCTTCTAGGAATTCCCCTGCTATTACATTACCTAAGATATCTATGGCTACAGCTACTCTCATGCATAAATAAGATATCACGAAAAGTATACTGAGTCCAAAATTCTTAAGCATGGTTAGAAACGGATTAATTTTACACTCCTTAACATACTTCCCTATAGTGTAAATAAATCCTACAGGTAAAAGTATTGTAGCTATAACTATGGATGCAAGTAAAGCTATTGGTCCGCTTATTAATCTCTTTATCATTTTATTAGATTGCTTGTATTTTGTTAGCCATCGTAGACCATCCTGAAGCAGCTTTATAATTCTCAACTTGGTCAGATGGAACTTTAATTACGTCATTTTGATTTTCCTTGAACTTAAACTTAGAGAATTCAAGCACTCCTGGGTATTCTAGAGTAAGCTCCATTTTACCCTTAGGCGTTGATCCTGTAAATCCAATATCCTCAATCTTATCGGAAGTAACCCAAGCTGGTAGTTTAACCTTTAACTCAGCATTGTTATCTCCATAGTGATCTTGTTTAGTTGTATCAATTTGAAGTGTGATAGAATTAAGGCTCGCTGGAGCAGAGTTTATATAATTAAACAATCCAGTAAAATCTGAACTATTACCTGCCGTTACCTCTATTCTAGTTAACCCACTCCAATCTTCATCTTCTTTAAGTGATAAGTTTTCGATTCCCACGTAATTAGGTAAAGCGATGCTAATACTACTAATCGGCATAAGGTTATTCTTAGATCCGTCAGTAGATTCTTTAGCAAACATTCTACCTGCTGTGATAGTTAAATCCGTACTACTAGATACTTCTCCCTTATGGAATAATGTAGTAAAGTTCTTAAGTTGATTATAAGTTATTGTGTAGTCAGGTAAGTGAAGTTTCAGTTTTCCTGCGTTGTAATTAGCCTCCGCTGCTTTAGATAGAAGACTTCCTCCCTGGTTAGAATCAACTCCTCTTCCTCTAAATTCTCCAGTAGTTGCGAGAGATAAATTAGCGTATTTTACACCTTCTAAGAGTCCTGCGATTATGGAATATTGGTAACGCAAATCACTGCTGTCAGAAGATTGAGGGAATATTTCAACCCTAGTGATTGTAGTAGACTCATTGATTTCCTTAAGAAGCTTATCTGTAATAGTAGGGTTAGGTAGATTATAGAATGAGCCTCCTGCACCAAAAACTATCTTACCTCCCGTTTCACTAGCATCTAATAGTTTACCTACATTATTATCTCTTTGGAAGAAATCTAGCAATCTATCTACTGAACCGGCAGCTGGACTAGTGTCTTTAACTACAAACTTAAGTCCATCTATATTAATTGATTCATCTAGTGGGTGAGCTGAGAGATCCTCTGTAAACGATTGGCTTGGAATTGTATCCTTACTTAAATTAATCGTTCCGCTGATCTTCTTAATTTTGCTATTCAGTTTATTTGTAGTCGTTAATTTATAGGCAGCGGCTTGAAGTAGTAAAATATCCTCGCTTGATGTAGTAGTCCCTGTAGTTTTAACATTAATATTCTCTAGTGGAAGTTCGTTTATTACAGTATCACTTGAGTACATGAACATCTTTTCTACTTGAGACTTATTAGTTACTGTAAGCTCTGTGATTTTACCGTAATTCCCTATACTAACTCCTGGGAATGTAGATGGCAATTCTAAGCTTCCTGTAAAATCAAATCTACCGTTATTAGTATCTATCTTTGTAATTCTCTCTAAATCACTCTTCTCAACATCATAAATAATTCCTGAGTTAAAATTCGCTACTGAACTAAAGTCTGGATACTCTGTCATTGTAGTCGGGAATTTAACCTTCTTAACGTTTTGTAGAGCTGGTTTAGTCTGAGCATTCTCTAAGTTAATTGAATGAGAACCGCTAAGATCTAGTAATTCAATCTCTGCCCCTTTTGTTTGTTCATCTGTGTAAGAGTTAGAAATAGTACTTGTAACATATCTCTTAATTTTACTTCCTGATACAAACGGTGAAATAGCCTGTGAAGATGGGTTTAGTGAAGAGTATCTATTTAAGTCAAATGTATCAATATCTGCATAAATAGAACCTCCCTCCCAACTTGCTATAGAAATCTCACTTTGAATACTTGTTACTGGGAATTTACCATGGAATGACCCTTGATGTAGAGACACACTTCCTGGATGCCAACTTCCTGCTACATCTCTAATTTCAGTAATCTCAGCTCCTTTAAATACATTCTTAGGGAAATCTGTTGTGTTAGCAGGGATCATTCTCACCTTACTATCCATGAACATTCCCTCTGTAAGTTTACCTTCTAACTCTCTAGGTACTTCTGAAATCGCTGACCCTTTGAATAGATATTTCCCGTAAGTTCTAGTTTCTTGTGCCCATGTATTTGGAAATTCGAATCTAGTAAGTGGGTATCCTTCAAGTGAGTAGTCTTTAAGATTTACTAGTGAGTTTGGTAATTTAATATTTGTATAGTTGATTGGATTTATAGAACGGAAATTAGGAAGCCACTTTTCAGGTAGTTCTGTTATTCCTTCTTCTAAATCAATCGTTATCTTAAAAATTTGTTCGTTACTAGGTTGACCCAAATTGTTCTTTACCTTATAAGCTCTTTCAATAGTTCCTAGTGGTATGCCCCTACCTGTTGAATCGGTTACATACATATTGAAAACCCCTGCTTCTGGTAACTGAACAAAATAAGTTGAGCTTGGTTCTAGTACACTTGGTAATTCGCTAACTATATACTCCATGTTCCGATTCTTTGGTTAGTTATTGTTGATGGTTTAAATGTGATAAGCTGAGTGTTCTTTACTACATATATCTCGGTCAAATCTCCCTGTGCATTCTTAACGTAATATGTACCGTCCTTAGCTCTGTCGATTTCATCTTTACTATTCACTATAAACACTGTCTCCTTTGGTGGTTCTGGTGCAGCTAGTGTATGATCAAATCTATGTCCGCCTAATACAGCTATAATCTTCTTAATCGAATGTGAAACTGCATCTAGTAGGAAATATACCTTATCACCAGTATCAGCAAGAATAACCTGTGACTCTGATGTAATAAGCTCTACCTCCTTCTTTTCCGTTGGTTGTGGTTGCGGTACAGGCGATGGTGATGGTACATTTGGCCCAGGAGTAGGAACTGGCTGTGGAGTATTATTGTCTGTAGTTGGGATGCTAAGTGTATAAATAACTCCTTCCTTAACTACATAAACTTCTTCTACCTTATCTGCTACTCTTTTATAATATACTCCCTCTTTGTTTGGATCTACATCAGCTTTACCTGCTACTAGATTGACTGAAGGGCTTATAGTTTGTACTCCCCCTGTTCTTGCCTTTATTTCTAGATCATCTTTTGTTGGGTTGTAGACGATCATAACAGACTCATCAAGGTGGAATCTATTGTTCTTTAATGAAACTACTGAGTCCTTGTTGTCGTTATCCACTCTCCCCGGTACATTTGGCTGCTGAGGCTGTTGTGGTACTGGAGGTTGTTGTGGAGTCGGCGATGGACGGTAGTTATGTGAAAAATTATTTAACGGCATGCCTATCTGTTATTTTATTATATTATTTTTGGAGGAGTCTGGATTATTTCTCTAACTCCCAATCGGTTGCTTCACTTAAATACATCCCTTTGTTTTCATATCCAGCTAAACTTTCTTTACACTCTTTCTGCGTAACGATAAGTAGTCCTAATTTGAAAAGCTCGTTAATGTACTCTACTTCAGACGAGAATTTAGATTTATTTATTTTAAGAACTTCAGCGAGTATTTTAACCTGATCATAAGAATAACTAACGTAACGAGTTTTATGTCCTTGTATACGCTCATCTTTAATCTTTTCTGTTTTCATTACTCCCTCAGTCTCATTCCAAACTTCTACTTCTTCTTCTATCTCTTTAAAACATGTATCGACAATTCTAAGGGTATAAGTTTGGGTAGAAGGTCTGTTTATGATCTCTTCTATCTCCATTCTTATAAATCCCGCTTTAGCCTCACCGAAAAACAGTTCTTTATTTGATCTAATTGCTATCATCTTCTTACTTTAGAATTGCCTTTATGTATACTCTCTTTGGATTGACACCTCTTGCAGAAAATACATTAGCCTTCTCCGGTAATCTAAGGTGGTTCACTCCGTTCTTTTGAATTAATGCATCTTGAGGGTTTGCTGTTCTTACTATAGTGTTGTTATCATATACTACAGTGAACTCTTGAACCTCTAAAATGTTATCTATATTCGGTATGTTTCTGATTAGTACGGTTTGTATATCTGGCTCTGTTGCTCCTAATCTTGAAATATCTAAATTATTACCCCAAGGGAACCAGCTATCTATTACGAAATCATCTACTCCTAATTTTATTTCAGAAACATGTGGTTGCCATTCAGTAGCTTTCGTCCCTCTTTCTATCTTATACTTTCTTACATCTATAGCTAATCCTGGTACGTTTGCATTAAATCCACTCCAATCCGTATCATTAGTCCAATTCTCTCTCTTAAGTCTAGTCCAAACATTAGGTGGTACATTTTGACCCCAGATTGTTATACTACTTGTGTGAGAGTGTCTAAAGTCCATTGATATAGAGTAACCACCTTTATTAGTATCAGGTATCTTCTCTAAATTACCCATATTGAATCCATAAACCCCAACTGGTGTATCTGAAGCTGGTGTATATCTAACAAAGTAACCCGTAGCATCTGATAAAACTTGAGCTGTTCCAGATTTAGCTGAGTTAGCCGAGAACATAGGTGTAGCTGTTCCTTTTGCTAGGTTATTTATTCCTATTACGATATTCTCTATTTTGCTATCAACTTGAGCTTTAGAATATCCATCTACTACAGAACCTCCACCTGAAACTACTCCAAATTCTAAAATCTTCTCTGTTATAAATCTTGCTAATTTTCTATGCCCCGCTTTATTCGGATGCAGACCATCTGAATAGTATAATTGGTGGTTGAAGTTTGTAAATCCTACCTCTCTTGTATCGATATATTTAAGACCATAAAGTTTTGCTATTTCAATTACCCTGTCTGCATACTTATCTACTACTGCACTTATATCTGCCTCTGAGTTCTCGCTAAACGCTTTTAATGGAGTAAGAAGAACCACCTCTGCCTTAGCATGTCTCTTAAGCAGCTTCTCTAGGTATAATTGATATGCTCCTGTGAACTCTCTGAAATTAGTGTTGTTGTTATCCCAGGTTCCTAGACTTCCTTTTGGCTTAATAGTCCCTAAGTTATTACTGTGACCTTCAACTCCATCATTTCTAAGGTCATTCACTCCCATTAAGATGAAGATATAATCGCTATCCTCTGCTAATAATTCAGTTCTACCTAAAGTAACGTTATAGTAAGATCCGTCGTCTAATCTAGTAGCCTGCATTGTTGTACCTGAGATAGCGTCAATACTTCCCTTAGTACCTCCTGTAAGCTGTAATAACTGTCCTACCCAAGTATCGTTAAATGTATATCCTGTAGTTGTGTTGTATTCTAGTGAATTTTCTCCAAAGTTAGTTATAGAGTCACCTACAAATGATAACTTTTTAGCTGCTAGTTTGTTTACCGCATTTGGAACTGGAGCTGGGGCAGTCTTTTCACCTACAGCATTCATTGGTACTACATTCACAGACCCATCATGATTCATTACCATTACTTTAGCTCTGGATGTATCTGCAAGGTCTAGTGTGTATGTTGTATTTAAATTAAGCTTACCGTTGATTGTTAGGAATCTCTCATTGAAATTACCGTAGATCAAACTCTGTGAAAGCTCTGTTCTTGTTGTTTTTGAGTTATGAATTGCTAGTAGTCCATCGTGAGACCCATTAGGTATATTGATATGTTGACCTATAACTACAGAGTTGGCCATATTAGTTACCCCTCTAGCTGTGTAGTTGAAGTTTCCGATTACTAGGTTGTTATAACTTCTATATTGTGTAGTGGCCCCTGAAGCACATCCTATAAATACACTCCCAACTACTCTAGTACCATTTGTTGTTAGTAGAGCTTTAGAACCGATTAAGATTGATGCTGCATTGGCTGATATTGTGTTGTCTTGTTGGTTAAAGTTGAATAAATCTGTAGCTGCCCATTTCTGTCCCCCTGTAAGATAAGATTCAAATATAGGCGAAATGCTAGTTATATCATCTTTTCCTTTTCTAGCATTTGGGTGTAGTCCATTACCTGCTTCTGCTCCAATAATCGTTAAGGATGTACTCTCTGTTAAATTAGTCCCAGAGTTGTAACCTATAATTGTGTTATTATTTCCAGTTACTTGTTTATTTCCTGCAAAAGCTCCTATGTAAGTATTGTTTTTACCTGTTGTTAGTGAATTTGCAGCCGACCATCCTACCCATGTGTTGTAAGATCCTGTTCTAGCTTTTACATTCTCTTCATTATAAGTACCAAATCCAAAGTCGTATGATGGGTAGTAAGCTCCAATAGCGGCTGCGTTACTCCCTTTCTTTGGATCAGCTGTACTATAAAAGAATTGAACTGGTCTTCCTGCATAGTCTCCTTCAGCTAGTATATCTTTTAATGAACTAACACTTGAACTACCACCACCTAGAGCTATAGCCTTACCTTTTGAGTCTGTAATAAGGGATTTAGCTTCTGTTTCTGAGGTTTGGTGTATGTATATTGTATGCGGGTCATTTCCTGTACTTCCTGCTACTGGCGATGTTCCCGATTTCTTTATTAATTTATATTTTATTTTATTCTCTGCCATTTCTCTCCAAGTTTATCATTCGAAATCATCTCCCGAAACTGTATCTTCAGAGAGTAACTTTTTCCAAGCGGCAACATCGATATCTGAAGAAGTAGCCTTGAGAACTCCCTCTATACCTACCTGCCCTTTTAGTTCGGAAGTAGTGATGCCAAGTTTAGTTTTCCAAGCATCTACATCAATCTCACTGGAAGTTGCTTTAAGGATTGGATTAAGATCTGTTGTTATATTATTTAATCCTAATCTCTCTTTTAATTTTTCAGCATCAATATCAGTTCCATCTTTCTTAGCTAACTCCTCAAGACCTAAATTCAATCTTCTCTTAAGTGCTTCAACGTCTATATCTGATGCATCCTTGTTAGCTAGTTTATCAATGTCAGAAATACCCAGCTTATCTTTCCAAAGTGTAACTGAGATATTTTCACCATTAACTCCAGCTTTCTGTCTTAAGTCTAATTGAATATCTCCTTTGAGTGTTTCTAGGTCATTTCTATTAGTCAGGTTAGTCGTATCTGGAATATTTAGTTTACTTCTCCAATTATCTACATTTATCCCTTCTCCTGAGTTGTAATTATTCTTTAGTTCTTGGAAGTTTGTGATTAGTGAATTTAGTGAGTCATCTGATATACCTAAGACTGATCTCCAAGTATCTACACTAATATTACTTGCATCAACCTTAGCTAAAACTGAGGTATCTATTCCAAGTCTATTTCTTAAAACTTCTACATCAATATCATAACCACTTTTACTAGCTAGGGTTCTGATTGCATCTAAAAGCTCATCTCTAGTTACTCCTGAAGGTTGAGAATTATTTATAACCCCCAGTCTCTCTTTAATTTTTTCAATGTCGATATCTGAACCGTCCTTCTTAGCTAATAGATTTAACTCAAGGATATTTTTAAGGTAAGATAGGTCAACATTTGTAAAGTCTTTGTTAGCTAGGAATGAAGAAAATACAGCATAGTTTAAGTTGGTACCATCTATATTTAATTTCTTAGCTAGCTCTTGCATAACCTGAGAATTGGATCCACCACCAGAGTTACCTTCCCTAGCGGATATAATTAGATCGTCTTTAATCGGGTCATAAACAATCATTACCGACTCATCCAAGTGAAACCTATTGTTGATAAGAGAGACTGTAGAATCAAGCTTATCTTCTTCTTCTGTGATTTCTGGTTGAGGGGTCTGACTATTGTTATTATTTTGATTAGTCTCCTCTATTTCTAGTGAGCTCTGGTAAACACTCGTATCTGGTATATATGAATGTCTGATAATCTTCTTTGCCATTGCTCTTTCTTTTATTATTTATTTATTTTAGTTTTTGTTCTCGTTCAATATTGTCTCATTCAATTTTCTTAGTACTCCCATAGTTGCCTCATCTTTTCCAGTAAGTCTAAGTTTATCATCACCTCTAGAAATCTCTCCTGACAATCTTTGAAGCTCTACATCTGAATGCTCTATCTTAATTTCTTCGTATACTTGGTTGATCTTAGTCATGTAATCCAGAAGTTTGTCTATCATTACATATCTATCTTGAATCGGAACATCATTACCTAAAGGCTTACTAATCTCATCTACAAGTCCAGCTATAGTAATCATAAGTCTCTGGTAAATTACTAATCTGAATCTGGAATAAGCCTCACTCAAGTAAACCTCAAATACCTGCAACTCTTTTGGATCGATTATACTCTTGAAGTTTGACATTATTGTTTCCACTTCTAAGTTTATATTCAGTCCGTACTTTTGGTTGTAGGATACGTATAGGTCTTTAATTGAGTCTAATGTTTCAGCTGTCACCTTTCCATATTGATACTGTGAAGGTGAGTCTGCTGTAAAAACTATAGGTGTAATTGAATCCTTCTTTATTGGATCAACTGCATTCATTCTCCCTCTAATTAGATCAACTTCATCAAGGGAGGCAGAACTAAAATCATCAACTTGGATATAATCTGTCCCTTTCTTTTTAGCCATCTCTTTTAGTTTTTGGTTTTCTTCTCTCATATATAAGGCATTACTTTCAAACTGGAGGTGTTTTGGGGGTATTTTTGAGTTAAATTTTTGAGGGGTTAATGAGTAAAATCTTCTGTAACACCTGTATTCATTAGGGTTTCCAGAGATTTACTATTAAACGGCAGAGACTTAAGATTTTAGAATTAATTTGAAGTGTTTTTGGTTGAATTTGAGGGATATAAAAACCTACCCTTGATAGACTTGCTGAACCCAAAATTGGACTGAGTGAAAACCTACCCATGGTGAAACTCTAAACTTAAAATTCAGATGAAAGGAAACCACCCCATGTTGAACCTGTTAAGCTTAAAGTTAATTGAGGGTTTGGTTTTCTATTCTGACTAAAAGGGTAAAATCGTCGTAGAGCTTCATAAACCTATCAAAAATCGATTATCTATAGTTCTCTGGTATACTTATATTATTTTGAAGAGATCTTGGCTAATTTGTGGTTTATTTTCGTTAATCAAAACCTACCCATGTTAACCTTGTTGAACCTAAAGTTAGTTGAGGATAGCTTATCTTTCTATTTCTGACAAAAGAGTAAATCTTCTTCTTGGCTAATTGGGAGGCTCGGTCAGAGCCCTCCCCAAGTTAAACTTTTAATTACAACTTTTATTTTTTTTTTCTTGGTTAATCGGAGGAGCCTTTAGGGCTCCGACTATTTTTAAAAATTAATCAGGAACGAGGCTTTAGCCGAGTGACTATATAATATATTTAATATATCCATATAACATGGGTAGGTTTTACTAAAAGTTTGACTATCAGTTATTTATAAGGCTATCTTTCTATAATTAATTGATTTTTAGGGGTTTAACTTTTTAGTTATATTTTTGGTTAATTTTTTAGATTTTTTTTT